TTTTGTCCCTTGACGATTGGCGCGGCTCATATTACTAGGAAAATAACTAGGGACTTCCTAGGGACATGGAGAACAAAGTTATGAGCACTGAACACATCGAAGACGGCCACAGAAAAGTTGGTTTGAGATTCTTGGTTGTTAGGCCTGACGAGGTTGAAGTTTTTAAAGAAGGCGACTGGCACGCTGTAAAAATTGAAGGGTGGAGCAATGAGAAGTTTTCAAACTTCAAACTGTTTTATTACAAAAAAGCTAAAAAGAATGTTTGGCAAATAACGATAAGCTCAAGTCGGGTTGTTGTGTCGAGTAAAGACTACAAGCTTTTGATCGAGTATTACTCAGACAAAGTCGAATGGATCATCCAAAAATTAATGGAGCACATGAATGGCGAAGAAACCAACCAGCAATCAGCCGGCGACTAAACCGGCTGAACCCACTTGGCAGTCGCACCCCTCGACCTACTTCGGCGGTCAGGCGGAGATCGATGAGGTGGATCTCGTTGCGCGGGACATGGAGGCGAGGTGGGGAGCTGACCGGCTGCGGCTGATGGTCGACCCCGAACTGCGTGCCAAGTTTGACTCGCAACGGCACAAGCTCGACCGCGCGATCTGGTACGGCTCCTTAGACGACGTCCGCACCGAAGCGCGGCGGATGATCAAGGCGTGGAAGGTGTTGGACGCAAAAGCCACAGAAATGGGCCGTGAGCGGCTCAAGCCGACAGTGTGGGAAATTCCACTGCCTAACGGCACAGTGGCCGCCCTCGTGCGTTACAATGAGGATGTGAAAGATGTTTCGGCCGACAGCCGGTGGGTGCAAATCTACACGATGGACGAAATCGGTCGCCTGATTGCCGGCTTCCCCGAAATCGTCAAAGCCAAAGAGATTTGGAAGGGCGCCGAAATCACGGCGGTCAGAACCAATATTTTTAACAATACGAATGCGCTTGGCCTCAGTATGGATGACATAGACCAACCAATGCCGTTTTAAACGCATAAAAAAGGCCGCTGGGCGGCCCTTTTCTATTTTTGGCTATGCGCTAAGGGTCGGAGGCGGTTCGGCCTCTGGCGGCCTTTCTAAATTGTTTGCCAGCCACTCGACCGTAATCAGACCTTGGTCGAACGCTTTGCACAACAAAATCACCGACATCGGAATCTGATGGACGTCGGACAGCCAGTTAAAAACTGTCCGATTGGTCACGCCCATCACCAAAGCGAGGTCAGGCACGGTCAAGCCGTGCCTCCCCATAAAGTCACCCAATTGATTCGACTTCATCAGCAATAATCTCCTCTGCGCTGCGTAATTGAACAAAATAACCCATTTCGTCAGCCAATTCCAAAAATGCCTCATGCATTCGGCGGACGTGGTGCCGTTTCCCCTCAGGGTGTTCGGCGTAATGCGCCAGCAAAGCCTCATCATTTAATTGGCGGGCGTGATACCTTGCACCTAAAATGTTGTCTGTTTTCATGTCATTAACTCCATTTGTTAAAGTGAATTGGGAGCTGAAGCTCCCAACATTATGCGAACACGTCTTTTTTGACGACGATGCGCGGGGTCAGCGTCGGCTTGATGGCCGTCGCATGGCAGCGGACAAAGTCTTCGGCAGACAACAATGTCTGCGCCAGATCCTTGCTAAACGTGGTGGGGAAAGTCTTGGTAATCACCACGTCAGCCTTGGTGCCGGCAAAAGTCGCGGACTCAATCATTTTGTCGTTGGCCATAAATACAGCCACTTCCAGCAGCTGCTTTTTGATTGCGTCGCGCTGCTTGGTCAATTCCTTGACCTGAGCGTCGATGGCGGCGAAGTCGTCTACGAGTGCGGTGATGTTTGACATGTTAATCTCCATAAATGTCATTAGGTTTAAGTCAGTATTTGTATATTAATGAAGTATCTTCACAGTGTCAACAGAAAAAATGAAGATGCTTCACTTTTTTTTAAAAATTAATCACAAGGAGAATTGCCGCCACAAAGGTGGCAATCCCAGCGAGTTCAAATACGTCCCACAAGAAGTTTTTCATAATCAACCCCAATCTTTAAAATCATCATTTTCGATATAGCCTGCCCGATATTCAGCAATCTGTTCTTTGTTCAAGTCTTCGATGCGGCTGCCGCCAATATAGTAATGCGGTTCCTGCCTGCGGCCATAATAGCTGTCAGCACCACCACGGTCATAAAGAGAGCCGTGATCGCGGTTCATTCCGTCATTTTCAATTTGCATGGTGTTGCAACGCATTTTAATCTCCATTGGGTTGGTGTCATTTGATGATTTGAATGTAGTGAAGAAACTTCATGGTGTCAACAACAAAAATGAAGTTTCTTCAAATTTTTTTTATTATGCTACGCCGGTCAAAATGGCGTCGATCAGATGCTTCGCGGTCGGGTAATGGTTTTTGTTGGGTTCCGTTTCCAGCTTCTCGGCCAGCGCCCGCGCAAGATCCTGCTTGTCCTGCTTCTCAATAGTCATGATCCGATAATCACGGCCAATAGACGTTTTGACACCACCGATTTTTTTGAACTCCTGCACAATGCCGCGACGGTCAGAGCGAATCACCTTGCCTAAGTGAAAAGTCTCATAGGTGGTGGTTTTGCCGTGCATGGCGGTCATGCTATGGGTTTCTTCAATTGCAATAAAGTCATTCTTTTTTGCGCGGGTCATAATGAATCTCCTGTCATTGGGTTGGTGTTATTTGATGATTTGAATTTAATGAAGTATCTTCACAATGTCAACAAGAAAAACGAAATTACTTCATTTTTTTATAAAAAAATTTGGGGCGTTGAAAATTGGGCAAAAAGTGCTATTTTATAGCAATGGAGAATGCATATGGCTAAATTAAAACCAGGACCGCCTTCAAAGTTTACCCAAGAACTTGCCGACCAGATTTGTGATCTGATGGTCGAGGGTCACGATTTGGTCGAATCATGCGATATTTTAAAATTAAATAGACGAACTGTGTTCCGTTGGCTAAACGAATACCCTGAGTTTGACACACAATGCACGCGCGCGCGTGAGACGCTCACAGAAGTGCGCTTGTCAAAAGTTCGCGAAAAAGTCGTAAAAGCCCAACAAACCGGCGTCGATCCAAACCTGCTCAAGATCGAGGTTGGCTTTGAGCAGTGGGTCGCGGAGCGCATTGCGCCGCGTTACTCAACACGAACAAAGACCGAAGTGTCTGGCCCGAACGGCGGGCCGGTGCAGATCGAGCGCGTTGATCTGTCCCACATGACGGACGAAGAGCTGGAGATCCTCGACATCGCGCTGAACGGTCGGCCAGAGGGCGACGAGGACGACGATGAATAAGATCCTGCAGCTGTCGCGCGCGGCAGAGCAGCAGGTTTGTGAGCGATCACTGGCGGCGTTTATTCGTAAGGCGTGGCACGTTGTCGAGCCTGGTTCAAAGTATCAGCACAACTGGCACGTTGATTTTATTTGCGAGCATCTCGAAGCTATCACCGATGGCATCACATTAGAAGATGGCTCGCCATATAATCGCCTGCTAATTAACGTGCCGCCTGGCTCGATGAAGTCGCTGCTAGTGAACGTCTTCTGGCCGGCGTGGGAGTGGGGGCCGCGTAATATGCCCCACCTGCGTTACGTTTGTGCGGCGCACAAAGTCGAAAACCTGTCATCCCGCGACTCTCGCCGCATGCGTGAGTTAATCCTGTCCGAGTGGTATCAAGGGCTGTGGGGCGATCGGGTGCAACTGGCGCGCGATCAGAACGAAAAACTGAACTTCGTGAACACCGCGCAAGGCTTCCGCATCGCGACCGCGATGACAAGCCTCACCGGTATTCGTGGCGACCGCGTGATCATCGACGACCCGCACAGTGTTGACTCGGCGGCGTCCGAGGTGCAGCGTGAGGCCGAACTGACCACGTTCCTCGAAGCGATCCCGTCCCGCCTCAATAACCCGAAGAAGTCGGCCATCGTCGTTATTATGCAGCGCCTTCACGATGAAGACATCAGCGGCGTGATCTTGGAACGCAATCTGGGCTATGACCACATTATGCTGCCGATGCTGTACGATCCCGACCGCGCTTTCCCGACCAAGCTGGGCGCCGTTGACGTGCGCGAGATTCAAGGCGAACTGCTGTTTCCCTCGCGCTTCTCGCAGGCCGTCGTCGATCGCGATCGCCGCGTCAGCGGCGAATACGCGTTCGCCGGCCAGATGCAGCAGTCGCCGTCGCCACGCGGTGGCGGTATTATCCCCACTGAGGACTGGCTGCTATGGGACGCGCCGGACAACCAATACCCGCCGTTTGACTTTATTATGGCCAGCCTCGACACGAGTTATGGCGAGAAGCAGGAATCAGACTACAGCGCGATGACGGTTTGGGGCGTATTCAGCGGCGACCCCAAGGTCCGCGCCACGCGCTACGTCGATCGGTACGGCAAGAAAGGCGAGGAATTGCCTGAGCTTGAGGGCTATCAGGACGTCGAGGCGATCCCGAAAGTCATGCTGATGTATGC